TCATCTGCTGGCTGATTACCTTGCCTGCAAATACCCCTTTACCTTCTGTTAAATCAGCACGCCAATGACAGCCACAGGCCATCTGTGTGACGCGCCATTTACCGTCTTTGCGGTCGACTATCATGGTGTGCTCCGGGCATAAAAAAGGCCGCCTGGTGGCAGCCTGTTAGTCACAAAAAGCATCAATTATTTCATCGAGACATCGGTCAGTGTCGGCGTCCATTCCGTCAGCACGCTGAAGAACCTCTCGCACCTCATCAAGAGTCAGGTTGAGAGCGCTAAGAAACTCCACAACCGCTGATGTCACTGTTATGTATTCCTGCTGCTGCAGGCACCCTGCGAATGAACCAGCTACAGCATCCCGCAGCTTTTGCTTAAGGTCTCCGGGGTAATCCGTGTTGATCATCTCTCACTCCTGCGGCAGCGCCGCTGTTAAATTAAAGGAATGCTGCATCCGCGCATCTTCTGGCGGGCATTCGTTAGCTGACCGTGAGGGTTTTTCACCTTCCGGTACTCAGGGTCCTCGCGAGTCACAAACTCAGGCTCAGGCTTACTACGCAATCCAGGTGCTGTTACTGCTCTCAGAACACGGTCGCTGCAACCAGTCACTGATGTATTGCGCTCAGCTGCACGTTTAGCCCTGCGGCGATTTCTGGCGTTATCAGAGGCCAGATAGGTCATTACGATTGTCATACTTACCTCCGGTAATTGGCTTAAGTGTTACCAACAAGTAGGGATTTCCTTGATGCTTCTAACAGCAATCGATTGGGGAAGTGATAAACGTCTTTCGACTGTCAAATCCTTATCCACAAGGCCTTTGTTTTGTTGGTAACCCAAAGCCAACTTCACTTTGGTTCCCCGCATTTCGGCGGGAACAAACCCCATCAATGTTAAAGAGCATCGGCTTCCTGCCGGTCAGTGCGTCCTGCTGATGGGCTAAGAATACTACCGGTATTTATTGTTGTAAATACTCCGGGTATTTATATGGAGCGTGAATTTATGAAATTGTTGAATATTAAGGGTATTTATTTTTTATTTTACGGTCAGGTGGCATCTGTTGGAGGGATTCTTGTGGGGTGTAGCTGATTTAAAGGCACAAAAAAGCCCGCTCAATTGCGGGCTAGGTAACTGTTATATACCTATCATTCTTGATCGCTATCTTCTTTAAGAATGTATTTCTTGTCTTTGGAGAATTTATAAAAAGGCACTCTAATGTGGTTAAGGCCGGACTTTGCACATGAAGATTGGACCAACTCTCGCCAGTAAGGCCAAACGTGGTAACCCACATTGTTTTGAGAGAATGCATCTAGCTGCTCTTTGGTTACCTCATGATGAGATATGTAACAGGCGTCGAATTCTGCTTCGACAACCACCAAAGCATCAGGAGAGTCAGTGTCTTGAGCTTCTTCTCTGACAAGTCGGATGCCTGTGGCGTAAGTGAAGATGTAGTCGAAGCGTTTTTCTGATTCATCTTCGTTTGAAGAAATTATCTCTTCAATTTTAACCATAGAGTTATAAGACTGACGAGACTTCTTCATTCTATTGATAGACATGAAGTTTTCGTCTGATGCAATAATGAATGCTGACTGCCTAACGTGAACGTCCGTTATATGAAGGAGGCTTTGTGCACGTTTTAAATCTTCATTCATTAAGCTGCGACCTTATGCCAAAATTCTTTTTCAGTTTTGTAAACAATATTTGATTTAGCAACCACTTTGGTTTCTTGAGCGCATATGTCAGCGCCATCTTCTTCAACGATCAAGTGCTGCCACTTAGGGGCCTCGAAAGTTGCTGATGTACTGTCAGATAACACAAACTCTTGAGACTCTTCGAACTCAACCAATGGTTTAACTCCAAGTGCAAAGCATAAGTCTGATAAGGTTTTCAGAGTCATGTTCTTGGAACCACTAAGCACTTGAGAAACATATGCTTTTGACTTACCAAGCTTATTAGCCAAATCTTTTTTGGTTATTCCTTTATCTTCCATGATGATAAGTATGTCTTCAGTAACGTCGAAAGTTAACTCTTCAGATGAGGAGTTTCTACGATGCTCTGTAGTGCATTGCTCTTCGGCAGTAAAGTATAGGCTTTCATTTTTCATCGCCATTCACCTCGATTCTGGTCCAATTCCTTTGAACTATTGTGGTATCTGAACCTGATAACTTATCTTTGTTCTTAAAAATATAGTGGCTTATGAAAAACTTTTTAGGTCTTGTTTCTGAGTACCACCCATAAGCCCTTATAGGTATTTTTTTGAATGCATAAAACTGCTTTGCAGCTTTACCCGGCAGACTTGGCAAAAAACCCTCTTGCGGAAAAGAATCTTTAGATAATCGTCTTCCACTCGCTAGAGCCTTGACCAGCATATCCATCCGAAGCTTGATTGACTCTCGCTCACCTGCGGGGATGCTTTCCAATGCAACTAAAAAAGTCTCCCAAGCCCCTTCACAATGAACAACGGTCAACAAAGCCCCGGTTATCTCATTAGGGCAAATCACATTTTGAGTAGTCTGGCTCAAGCCTTACCTCGGTGGTTAATATATATGTTAACTAGTCCCTGTCAAGCAAGCTGTGCAGTTAGAGCACAATGCGTAACAAAAAATATTTGAAGGTTAAAGCAGCCGCAGCTTCGTCTCCACGCCCACGCCAATAATCTTGCAGTTGCCATTGATCGGCATGAGTGGCCAGGCTGGATTTAGTCCCTTCAGGTATGTCTGATTGCCATCGATGATCAGCTTCTTGAATGTAGCCTCGTTATCATCAACCAACTTGGCGATCACTAGATTCCCGTTCGCTGCCTCTCGTCCCGTATCGAATAGGACGAAAGTTCCTTCTGGGATGCTCAGGCCTGCAGGCGCAGTCATAGAGTCACCCTCAACCTCAAGCCAGAAAGCATCACCCTGAATATGAGCGTCAGACTCCAGCCACAGATCGATATCCTTCATCGTATATACTTCACATGCCTCTGCCCAAGCTCCCGCCTGAACCTTGCTAAGGACTGGGTATTTTTTACCTGGGCTATAAGGCCGGTAACCGGATACATTTGCATCAACCGTGGCAGCATAACGACCCACCTCAGCTGCTAGAGTTGGACTTATCTCGGATACTTGAGCATTCAAAATTCTGGCGAATGCAGTAACAGTTGGGACGTTCAACCCAATTCTTCCGTTCAAGTAATGGCCCACAGCACCTTGAGAAATCCCCATCTCATCAGCGATCGTGTACTGGGTTACCCCTAATTGCTTTTTCTTTGACTCATACAAAGCCTTCAGGCGCTTAGCGTCTTCAAGTTGGGTTGCAGTAAGATTTTTTTTGTTTTCCATGATCACATTCTAATACCAACAGTAATCAGTAATGAAATACCCTGGATATTTACTTATATAAATACTTGTAGTATTCTTTTTGTTGTGAATCCCAAGGAGTGATTTTATGAATCGAATGACTTTAGAGGATTACGCAAAGATTCACGGCCAAGCCAAGGCTGCTAAGGATTTCGGCGTTATCCAATGTGCGATTAGTAAGGCCATTCGCACAGGCCGCAACATATTTGTGACTATCGGCAAAGATGGTGTTGTTAAGGGTGAAGAGCTGAAACCTTTCCCGAGCACTAAGAAGTAATCACCACCGCTCTTTAAAACTCTGAAGCCGCTCCCACCGAAATGTCGGAGCAAAACCTAAGTGACTTGCTCACCGCAAAGTCACGCAATTACTTAACCAACAAAGGAATTTTACATGATGGAAATTGCAACCTATCGCAAAAAAGCAAGAGAGATTGAAAGCCAGTTACTGAACAAACTGGCTGAACGTGGACAGGGAACATTAGCGAAGGTGCTTGAGCTGGACGATGCAGCTGTAAGCCGAATGAAACGACCATCAGGAAAGCAGCGTCACAGCTTCTTCCAGTTGATGAGCCTGGCAATGGCTTATCTGGATGTGGTGTCGCCGGAATCGGAAGTAGCTAAAAGCCTGTTGCGGATAGAGCAGCTACTGACAAAAGAAAAAGCCCCGAGCTGCGGTAACAGCTTCGAGGCCTGATGCGAAAAGACTGGATCAATTCACAGGAGTAATTATGTCATCACTTTCACAGTTGTACAAATACAAAGACCAGAACGGCACTGAAACCACGGTACGAAAGACCTTCCTTGTTCCGCTGTCAGAAATCTATGTCGAGCCGGGATATAACGTCCGTGATATCGACCAGGCGCATGTTGAAGAATTCCGGGATGCATTCATTGCCGGGGAGTTTGTTCCGCCCTTGGCGGTTCAGGTCACTGAGCAGGGCGTCAAGGTTATCGACGGCCATCACCGGTATTACGGCGCAAAGTTGGCTACCGAATTCGGTACCGAGATTCCACGCCTGGAGTGCAAAGACTTTGTTGGCACTGAAGCCGATCGCATTGCCTTCATGGTCACCAGTTCTCAGGGTAAGGCTTTGGCTCCACTGGAGCGCGCGGCCGCTTATCTGCGCCTGAGCAATCAGGGATGGGAAGTGGCTGAGATAGCGAAGAAGGTAAAACGCAGCGCTGCTGATGTTGATCACCATCTTCACCTGCTGGAGTGCGGCGACAGCCTAATTGAAATGGTGAGGGCTGGCGAGGTGGCACCGACAACGGCGGTCGCTCTTTCCCGCCAGCACGGAACACACGCCGCCGCAGTCGCTGAGATTCAACTTGGCAAGGCCAAAGCATCTGGCAAGACCAAGCTTACCAAATCAGCGGCAATACCTCAGTTCAGCGCTCACAAGGCACGTCGACTGGCAGAATTGCTGGTTGATGCTGAGTTCGATGTTGATGGTGGTTTTCACCAACTGATCCTCTCTCAAGGCACCGTTGAAGAGATTAAACGTATTCTCGCTGAATACCGTTCAGGTGTCGGCGGAAAACAGGGTGAGGAAGCAGTATGAGCCTCGCCAAAGTAATCCAGTTCCCAAAACAAACCGAGCAAACGGGAGGTCATATGGCCGACCTGTCCAACGGGTATACCAAAGTAGCCAACGAGATACAGCAGCTTAAGCCTCGTCTGAGAATGTCGGGCAGGGAGTGGCAGTGCTTTGAAGCGGTGATATGGCTTACCTACGGATGGAATAAAAAACAGGACAGGGTAACGAACACGGTAATCGCTGAAATGACAGGTCTCAGTGATAAGCATGTTTGCGATGCCATCAAGTCTCTGGCGGAACGCAAGATAATCTTCAGTCGCAAGCAAGGGATGATGAAGTTGGTTGGCGTGAATACAGAGATTTCAGCATGGATTTTAGACAGACCGGAAACGGGAACAAAACCCCCGAAAACGGGAATAAGGCTCCCGGAATCAGGTAAAACATCCCCGGAAACGGTAACCACCCAATACAAGAACAAGAACACTAATAAAACCCCCCTTAATCCCCCCAAGGGGAAAACTAAATCATTCGATCCGATGGCTGTAGAAATTCCTGAATGGCTGAACAAAGACGCCTGGCAGGAATGGGTTCAGTACCGGAAAGAATCCCGGAAATCTATCAACTCTCAACTGACAGTGACCAAGGCTTTCAATGCGCTCAATGATTACCGCTCTGAAGGCCATGACCCGGTGGATGTAATCAACCACTGTATAGCCAATAGCTATCAAGGCCTTTATCCACCAAAGGGCAAGCAAAGCCGGCAACAGGGCATTGCACAGCCATCTAAGCCAATGAATCACATTCCGGAGGGCTTCACAGGATGAGCACACATGACCTACTGAAACGCCTGCAGGCTTCAATGCCTCCCGGCGTGCAACCGAAGTTCACCACTGGCGAAGAGTGGAAAGCTTGGCAGGAAGAGCAGGGCCGGATCTCTTCTCAGCGTGTTGCCGAACGAAACCGACTTACCCGGCTTCAAGCCGTACTCGGGCGCTCAGGCATTCAGGGGCTTCACCAGTCCTGCACCTTCCAGAACTACAACGCTGAGCTGCCAGGCCAACAGCACGCACTTGGAATGGCAAAGCAATACGCCTTCCAGTTTGGCAATGGCTTTGGTGGGTTCATTTTCAGCGGCGGTTGCGGCACTGGAAAGAATCACCTGGCGGCCGCGATCGGTAATCAGCTGCTTTCAAAGGGCCAGTCGGTGCTCGTTGTTACCGTTCCTGACCTGATGATGCGCTTTCGTGAAACGTACCAAGATGGCGCCCGACTGACTGAGTCAGACCTGATGAAAGACCTCTGTAATGTTGACCTGCTGGTGCTCGATGATATAGGCGTGCAGCGAGGCAACAAAAACGAGGAAGTGGTGCTTTTCCAGATCGTGGATAACCGGCTTAGCAACCGTAAGGCTGTCGGCATGCTGACCAATCTGGACGAGAAGGGCATGACCGAAGTGCTGACCGAGCGGATCATGGACCGGATGAAAATGGACGGCGGCATGTGGATCAACTTCGACTGGTCCAGTTACCGTAGCCAGGTGAGAACGCAACCATAAGGAATTTATGATGATTCATTATCATGGAGGTCCAATAACGCCTGACACTTGTGCTATCAAAGCCTGGAAGGCTCGCCACGCGTTCATTTCATTCGCCCACGCCAGTCAAATCAATCTCGCATCTGAATACTGTCAGTCTTTCGCATTGGACAATGGTGCATTCACTGCCTGGAAGGCTGCCGGCAGTAACAAGATCGACTGGAGTGATTATTACCAGTTTGTCGCTAGATGGAAGAATCACCCTGGCTTTGATTTCGCGATAATCCCGGACGTAATAGACGGCGGTGAAGCCGAAAACGAAGCTCTTCTGGATGAGTGGCCGCATGGCGATTTCTTCGGGGT